AGAGAGAGAAATATCCCTATATATATATATCTATATATAGAGTTATATGAGTATTGTGAGTATTTCCTCTGTAAAACCAAAAAAAAAGACTGAGTCATGAATGAGTGTCCTGAGTATTTTGTGTTAGTTGGGCCGAGTTGTAGAAGTTGGGTGGCAATAGTGCGGTGCTGTGACCCTCTTACGGGGGCGCTGCTGGGCAGCATAACGATGGATATGGATCCGACGTGTTTCTGCGACATCAAATGGCGCACAATGTCCACCGCTCAAATTGGAGATCTTGAGCTTTTAGGCTGGACATTTCGAAAATCGTGCGCGAAACCCGAATGAATGGATGAAAACATCATCGGCGAATTGCTAGACATGGGGATCCCGGAGCGACACGCTGAGACTGTGGAGGCATGGCACAGGGGGATAGTCGCCGAAGCTCGGGGCGACGCGACAGTCGACATTGCATGGCGTATCCTCGAATGGTTGCTCTCGCCATTACCTAAACTTTGGGATGCCAGATCCAAAGCGATTGGGTTGGCGTTTGCGGTCGGTCGCCCTGATTTTGCGGGGTACGAGACGCTTGACGACGCAGGCCGAGGCGAGGGGGTGAGCCATGCGACAGTGGCAAACTGGAAAAATGCGGCGCTTCAGGCAATGAAGGCCCCCCCTAAGGAATCTTTTTAAGCTGGGGGTTTTGTCGCAGTGCTGGGCTCTAGTTCTCTTTTTTTATGAGTAATCTGAAAAATCCACGTTACCAAATCGAAATGATCGGGATTGAAACATTGATCCCGTATTACGCTAACGCGCGCAAACACTCCGATGCCCAGGTGGCTCAGATTGCAGGAAGCATTCAAGAGTTTGGGTTTACCAACCCAGTGCTGGTTGACGCGGAGTCAGGCATCATTGCAGGACATGGTCGAGTGTTAGCAGCTCGGAAACTCGATCTGACTGAAGTACCCTGCATTCGGCTGGCGCATTTAACGGAGACGCAGCGGCGTGCGTATGTCATTGCCGACAATAAACTGGCGCTAAATGCGGGATGGGACGAGGAGATGTTAAAATTAGAACTTGAGTCACTGCGAGAAGAGATTGATTTGGGGCTTATTGGGTTCAACGCTGATGAACTTAAAGCGCTAATGTCAGTGGAAATAATTGAGGGAAAGACCGACCCTGATGAGGTGCCGGAAGCGCCTGAAGATCCGGTGACGGTGCTCGGGGACATCTGGACGCTGGGCGATCACCGGATTATGTGCGGAGACAGCACAAGCATTGACAATATTGAGATTTTGTTGGATGGCGCAAAATGGGATTGCCTAATATTTGATCCGCCTTATGAGCAAGAGTCCCTTTATTCAACGGCGATGCTTCCTCAAAATGAAGGAGCTAAACTTATAATTTTTTGGGACTTCAAAAGATTTGCTTGCGCTGCAAAATGCGCAATGGAATTCGGTTGGGCGCCATTATACGAATTGATTTGGGATAATGTGACGTCTTGGTTTACCCCTAACAGACCATTGGCCAGGCACAAAGCGTGCGGGATTTTTGGAGACGATCCCAAATGGAATTTCGAAGCAGCGATAATTAAAGACGGAAAAAAACGGGAGGCAAAAACAGTTTCAAACACAAGAGGTGATTGCGACTATATTCCATTAAATGGAGCAGTTCATTTACGCACGGTAGAAGCATTTCCAACAACTTCAGAAAACGGAGGGCATTGCCATTCAAAACCAATGAAATGGATTGAAGCAATATTTAGAGGGGTTGGAAAAAGTGTGTTTTTGGACTTATTTGCAGGTTCGGGCACAACTGTAATGGCGTGCGAAATAATTGGTACTACAGCATTCGCGTTGGAATTAAACCCAGTAAACGTTGATATAATTTTAAATCGCTGGCAGGCATTTACTGGAAAAAAAGCATTACACAAATCTGGCAAAACATTTGACGAATTAAAAATTAAGCAAAAATGAATTTAGCAGAACAGGCAACGCGCGCGCAAATCACAAACATTTTTGCCAAACTAAAATCTGGCAAAACTATTTCACGCCGAGAACAAGCGCAAGTTGAAGCTTACGAACGTGGCCAAGCGCCTGTTAAAACAACGCGGGAATGGGCCGCGCATTACGGCGTCTCACACGTTACAATTATTAAGTGGGGCAAGGTCGGGGCTCCGCTTAAAGGCACGGTTGAGGAGATGGACGCATGGCGAGCAGCAAAAATTAAAGAGACACCAGTGGGGTTATCTGACGCAAAACTCCGCAAGACAATGCTGGAAGTCGAGCGACTGGAGATTCAGAACGCCCAGGCCCGCGGCGAACTTATCAACCGCGCTGAGGTGCGGGAGGCGGGGGTGCAGATTGGCGCCATCTTGTCGGCAGAGTGCCAAGCGCTGGTAAACGATTTGACGGGACAAATTGCGGGGCAGTCTGAGGAGGAATTGCGTCCTAAGTTGCAGTGCCGCATTGACCTTTTATTGGACAGGGTGAAGGCCAAGTTGCATGAATCCACTTAAGGAAGGCGTCGCCGCTGGCATCGTTACCAGCTATCAGGGCGACCCGCTGGACTGGCTAGCGGAGCATGTCCGACTGCCGCATTCGGCGCGGTCGACTCGGTTTCAGCCGGACAACGCGCCCTGGCTCAACGACATTTTTCGCGCGGTCTGCGATGATCGCATCAAACAAATCGTTGCCCGGGCGCCTACGGGCGGAGGCAAGACAACGTTGCTAGAACTGGTTGTTCCGTGGGTCATCGCCCAGCAACCTGGACCGATGATGATCGTTGGGCAAACTGACGAGACGACAAAAGAATGGGCCGAGTCGCGACTGATGCCGATCCTTGAATCCTGCCCGCCAGTGGCTCGGCTGTTTCCTCATGACCGGCATCAGAAACGGAAGACTGCGATCATGTTTCCGCATATGGCTCTTTTTTTGAATGGGGCCAACATGAGCAGTCTCCAAGAAAAGTCGATGCGGTACTGTTACGGCGACGAGTGCTGGCGCTGGGAGCCAGGGCTGGTTGATGAACTCAAAAAGCGGCACCACGACCGGTGGAATCGTAAGACGATTCTGGTGTCGCAGGGCAGCAAAACCGGCGACGATTTCGACCGCGAGTTTCACTCTGGCGTAGTCCACGAATGGGGAACGGAGTGCGAGTCGTGCGGCGACTGGCATAAATATCTTTGGACCTCGATTAAATACGACGAGATCCGCGACGAGAAAAACGAATGGAACTGGGCTGGCGTCATGGCGTCGGCGCGGCACGAATGCCCGCTTTGTGGACACGTCACGCTAGATACGACTCAGGGGCGCAGGGGGATGGCTAGTAGAGGCCGCTATGAGATCGAGCACGGGGCTCAACCTATTGCCGGTAACGTCTCGTTTACCTGGTCAGCGCAAAGCGTCTGGTGGATTACTTGGGCCGATATGGTTGTGGAATGGCTTAAAGCCAATGAGGAGAAGCGGCGCGGGAACACGGAACCGCTGAAGCAATTTCGCCAAAAGCGTCTGGCGCAAAGCTGGAGCGATGAGCAAGAGTCGCCCGAAATCAACCTCACGGCCGGCGATTATCATCTCGCTGACCACGGAGACGGGCAGGCAATTGATGGAGAGGCAAAGCGGCTGATGTCTGTTGACCGGCAGCGCGATCACTTTTGGGCAGTATGCAGGGCATGGCGCTCTGATGGCTCTAGTCGGTTGATTTGGTGTGGGAAAGTGCTAACCGAGGAGCAGCTCCGACAGATTCAGCAGCGGCTTAAAGTCCATGACAAACTGGTGTTTATGGATGCCCAGTACGACACCGGGCTAACTTATTCCTGCTGCGCGCGTTGGAATTGGACGGCGCTTCACGGATCCGGCCGCAAATCGTTTCAGCATTCGGTCGGGCACAAAATGGTGGACAAGCTTTACTCGCCAGTAAAAGACGCGGCTGCACCGACTGGAGGGCGGGCTAGATATATTTTCTGGGCAAACGAAGGGGTGAAGGATCGTTTCGCCCAGCTTCGCGCAATGGGCTCGCCTGTCTGGGAGTACGGGCTGGATACGCCCAAGGACTACCTCAAGCAAATTGTGGCCGAGGCTAAGCGTGAGGTAGTGGATAAATTTACAAAGACGATCCAGCGGCGCTACGTCCGCATTCACCGCGACAATCACATGGGGGACTGCGAGGCGATGATTACAGCGGTGGCGCTGATGCTGGGACTGCTGCGCGAGACGGTGGTTGACTCGGAGGAAAAGCAAGGGTAGGGTTTTAGCAACCACAGCAATGAATCAACGCCTCACTTGGGAAACCGGGTGGGGCGGTTTTTTTTACACCACGCCTCTCTAGTAATGGCTGCCGCGATTCCTCAACTCATTCTCAAAGCGTTTCTCTCGCGCGACTTGATGGAGCTACGCGCACTCAGGGACGAGTTACTGGACAAAGTGATCTCGGGCCAAGGCGGTTACCTAAGCGCATCAACCGTCAATGGTTCCAGCTTCACGTTTACATCGGGCATGAGTTGCCTAGACACATTACAGCACGTCCAGCTTGCGATCAGCTACAAAGAGGCAGGCGTCTGCGCTCCTATTACGCGCACCACAATTCGCTTCGCATGAGCCTGCTTTCTCGTTTCAAATCGTTTTTTAAGTCAGACGTGCCGCAGGTAAAAAGCGAGTACGAAGTCTATCGCCGCCAAAGACTTATCGAAGGCGGCGCGTGGGGCCAGCGTCCGTTTTACCAAAACCATACGCAGAGCATGGCCAAGGAACTCCCGGTTGGGGAGTGGCGCACGCTGACTTCGATGGCGCGAAAGCTCTATTGGAACGTTGGGCTTGTAAACTCCGCCATCGATCAGCGGGCAATGCTGACGGTAGGCAAGGCCATGCGCCCGATTTATACGGGGGAAGATAAAGCCTGGGGAAAACTGGCTGAGGCATGGCTAAACGACTGGTTCCAAATCGCTTACACTGACGGGTCGTCCTGGTGGGATGCGCTTTTCCTTGAGTCGGTTGCAATTGACCGCGACGGGGATTGTCTAACGATTTGCACGCTTTCGCCCAACGGGTTCCCGCAGCTTCAGATCGTCCCCTGGCACCAAATCGGTTCTCGGGACGCTGACAGCGCAACGGTCAAAGATGGGCCTTACGCTGGCTATCGGATGGAAAACGGCGTCATCCTTAACGCGGCTGGGCGAGCAATTGCCTACCGAGTTATGGGCGAGACCGCTGACCAAGACCGCGACATCTCCGCCCGCGCTGCGATGATGACCTGCGACCGGCGCGAGATCGGCCAGGTGCGCGGGATCTCTGGGCTTGCTCCGGCCATCCTGGGGCTTCGCTCGCTCAAAGAGTTGGGCGACGATATTCGGTTTGCAAGCAACGCAGCCGCAAAGATTTCGCTGATAATGGAGACCGAGACTGGGCTGGCTGATCCCAGTGATCCGGCTTACGCGCTCGATACCAGCGCCGCCGCAAACGACGTCACCGGCATTCGGATGGAGCAGATGCAGGGAGGCAACGTCCAGTATTTCCGCGCAGGCTCTGGGTCCAAAATCAGCCAACTCAAATCCGAAGTCCCTTCTGAGGCGCAGGACCGCTTGCAGGAACGAATCATCCGCGACGCTCTCCTCGCGATGGGGTGGCCGCCGGAGTTGGGCTGGGATATGAGTAAACTTGGGGGAGCCAGCGTCCGTATAATGCTTGAGCTTGCCAACCGTGCGATCAGTGATCGCCATCAGTATCTTTCGCAGTACTGCAAGCGCCGGTGCGCGTTTGCCGTCGCCAACGCAATCAAACTGGGGCTCTTGCCTGCCTACAAAGGCAGCGACGCCGAGCGAGGTGGTGCGTACCAATTCAAATTCACGGCGCCTCCGCAGCTCACCGCTGACTCTGGCTACGCTTCCCGCGATGCCATTGAATCTTTCCGCGCTGGGATGCGCTCAATGACCGACATTCTCGGGTCCGGCGGCGTCACTTTGGACGAGCACCTCGACCAAATCGAGGCCGAAGAAAATAACATTCGCGAACGCATGGCGCGCAGTGGACTTCCTCGCTCTGTATTCGGAACCCTTACCCCTAACGGCCAGCCGCAGGATATGGTGGCGCCTACTCAAAACCCATGAGCTTTTCCCGCATCCTCTCCCGCGTCTACCATCAACCCTGGTTCATCACCGCCGGTGGATTTGACGCCGTGCATCGCCTTGTGCAGGCCCGTTTGACGCGCATGGACGACGATGAGATGCCAGACATGAGCATGTACGCCAACCAGCGGGAGCCGATGGAGATCGACCCAAACGGGATCGCGCACATTGAAATCTGCGGCACGCTGGCAAAAGGGATTTCACCGATTGAGAAATGCTGCGGTGCGACCGACTATGAAGACATCGAAGACGAACTCGAAGCTGCGATGGCCGCAAATGTGCGCGGCATTTGGCTGGAGATTGATTCTCCTGGGGGCGCTTGTACTGGCAATTCGGAGATCGCCGACCAACTCCAACTGATCTCTCGCAAAATCCCTACGCTCGCCTTTACCGATGGAATGGCGTGTTCTGCGGCGTACAACATTGCCGCGAGTTGCCGCGAAATCTGGGCTTCTCCGAGCGCCACCGTTGGCAGCATTGGCGCAATCATCCCCTGGGTAGACAACGGCGCAATGTGGGCCGAGGAGGGCATGATGTGGGCGCCAATAACTAACTCCGAGGGCGATCTCAAAGGCGCCATGATGGGTCCAAGCTTGACCGCCGCGCAAAACGCGTCTCTTGCTGAATACGTTCAGGACTCGTTTAATCTTTTCCGCGACAACGTGTTGCGAAACCGAAACGTGCCAGCTAGTGCAATGCGTGGGCAGTGCTTTTTGGCTGGACGCGCGCTTCAAAATAAGCTTATTGACAAAATTGGGGCAGAGCAGTTAGCTTACGACCGCTTGGTTTCATCGGTTTAGGTTTTATCTGTTCATCGTTCACCCGTCTGGTTTAACCGCCAGGCGGGTGTTTTTTTTACACGGGGTCCATAGGTATGGATCTACCCGACACCCTTGCCTCCGCGCTGGAGGCGCTCTCCGCTGCCCGTGCTGATGCGCAGGCACTCGAAATCCTTGCCAGCGAACACGCGACCACGCTCAACGCCCTCAACGCGCTGGCCGATAAACATCAGGAGCTGGCCGCCTCGCTGGCTGCCGCATCAATGGCTGCCGCTGATCAAGCCGCAGTGATTGCCGCCCTCGAAGCCGAAAAACTCACCGCTTCTGAACGCGCCAACGCAATCGTCGCCAACATCGGCGTCGCCCCTGTGGCAATCGTCCCCGACGCCGCGCAGGCAAAAAGCTCCACAGAATTGTGGGCCGAATTTAACGCGCTTCCGATTGAAGATCGAAATTCCTTTTACGCGAAACATCGCGCTGCTCTCACCAAATAACTCAACCCCAACTTCTCTAAGTCCTTATGTCCAATACAATTGCCGGTGTAAACCTCTCAGCGATCGCCATGGAGTCGCTGAATTCCCTAAAAGCTTTATTCGCAAGCCTCGGAGCTTGCACGACGGATTTCTCCGCCGAAATCGCTGATCGCGGCGCAAGCATCACGACTCGCTATCCGGTTAATGTTACCGCTCAGGATCTGAGCCTTGGCTTCATTCGCACCGGCGTCGAAACAACCGCAAAAACCATAACCTTGACGAATTACCCTGGGTTTTGCTACGGATTCAATGACCTGGAAAGATCCAAGTCCTCGATCAACCTCAACGACCTGTTTATTGCTCCCGCGTTGACCGCAGTTGGTCAATCCGTGTTTGGCACGATTTGGAACCTGGTGACCTCCAGTAACTTCAACTCTGTCGGCATCAATGCTGCCAACTTTGACCGCTCGGATCTTGCTGATCTCCGCGCTCGCTTGAACACGCAGGGGATGCCGCAGGAGGGCCGCGCTGTATTGCTCAATCCGACTTATTTTGCCAGCCTGCTTAAATCGCTTAACACGGCTGAGTTTCCGGGTTTCATTCCTGAAAAGGGCGAAGGCTTTATTCCTCGCGTTGCTGGTTTCGACGTTTACGAATCCACCGAGTGCGATGCAAACGGCCAGGGCTTGGGTGGCTTCGTGTTCCACAAATCCGCGTTGCTCCTCGCTTCCCGTCGCGTCAACGCTGACGGCGCACAACAGATGGGCGCTGAGGTCGCTGACGTCCTTGTCCCTGGGCTAAACCTTCCTGTGCAGATGCGCCGTTTTTACGACGTGAACGCCGGAGAATTGGTCTACAGCATGGGTGTGCTGTTTGGAGCCACTGCGGGCCGTGTAGAAGCTGGTGTTCGCATTGTTGCTGAATAAATAACCACTCACACGGGGAGAGGTGGGCGTTTGCTCGCCTCTCCCTTTGTCTATCTAATTATGTCTCAAAAACTTACAGTTGTTACAAAGGATCTCGAAATCGTTTACATCGGCGACGATTACGACGCGGCCATTAAAGCGTACAAAACTTACAACGAGCCTGGGATCATCAAGGTGTTTTGCCTCACGCGGCCCGACCGCGAGAAACGAATCAAAATTCAGAAGAATGAAACGCCCGCTGTAAAGTCCAAGAAATGAACTGGTTCGCCATAGCCGCAGACGCCACAAATCAAGCTCTTGCCATTATGGGCGAAGAGTTTGTTTACCAGGGGCAGACGTGGCGTGGTGTCATCAATCAAACGGATACTCACGAAATCCTTGAGGCTGGTGGTTTTGCGACTTACTGCACGTGTTCAATCGTGATTCAGAAACGCGGATTTCCAGTGCCGGTGAAGGGCGACAAACTTACCATAGCAGGGACACCGTTGCGCATTGTGCGCACGGCAGAGCACCCGGTGGCCTGGACTCTTTATCTGGAGGACGTGTCACGATGAGCCTTGATTTGGCGATGTGCGATGCCATTCGCAACAGTTTGCAAGACGCTTTCCCAACGACCTTTGTGGGCCTGCCGCATGACAACGAGCGAATCACAATGCCTTGCATCATCCTCGATTTAAAAGGCAACTCGCTGCTCAACTCGCCGCTGTGGACAGGGCAACTTTCTGTTGCTGTGGCGCAACAGGCTGATGACTCAACGGTTGCGCAACACATTGCATTTGTAAAAGAGGTTTCAGACTTTTTGACAAACCTCGAAATCGACTCTGATGCCGTGCAGTTATACGGGATTATTTCAAAATCTTCTGACGGAAACAACACCGAGCGCCACTGGTCTACGACGCTCACATCCACAATCGGCTACGGCCCAAAAAACTAATCCTTATGCCCGCATTCGGTGTCGCAGACACATTCGGAGTAACAGCTCCCACTGGTTATCTTCAAAGCTCAGAAAGCTCTACTGACGTGGAGGTTTCCACAATTAAAAATGCCACAGGGCAAATTGTGGAGGCGGTCAAAAAGCCGCGCACGCTTCAGACCGTAACGGTTAAAACCAAAGGCGACGCAACATTGTCAACCGTTGCGGTTGGCGACTTTTCCGGCATGACAATTACGTCGTCAAAATATTCGCAAACTAACGACGACTTTGGAACCTCTGAAGTCACGGGAAGCCTTTACGCCTAAACTTATGAGCACTTTTGGCATCACAAAAATTACGGGGGATTTAATTGAGAGCGTTGATCTCGAGCATAAAGCAGAGGTCAAACAGCTAATTACCTCAACCGGAACGCATTCCGCTGTTCGCTCCGTGGACGACTCATACACATTTTCCGTTAAAGGCAAAGGCATAAGTCCCGTCACGATTGGGTCGGCAGATGGGGCGCCGACAGGGGCAACTGGAAAAATCATCATCACAAACGTGACGCTCACAGAAACCAACGACGATTGGGTTGGATTTTCCTACTCTGGAACAGCTTACCCGCACGCAACTTAACCGCAGTTTTTTGAAATATTATGCACGTCGGACAGACAATTGAATTTATTCGGGACAACCTCCCGCCGTTAAAATCACCCAACACCGACATCGTTGGCGCGTGGTTCACTTGCGGGGGGCAACTCCTTAAAGAAGACCCCTACGCCTGGACAGTTGAAGATACGCACGACGGTCCAAAGCAGACAGTCACATGGTGCATTGATGGCGATGCGCCAGTGGCGTTTGGCACCGAGGCGGTGACTTTTTCCGAGTTTCGTCGGCGCTGGATGTCGGCGACCTGGTGCGCAGAAAACCCAGATCACCCGATCAGCTACATGCGCCTTTTCCGCGACAATGGCGCAAAGATGAAGACGTGGATCAAAACGCTCAAACCTGCCGTTTTAATCCGCCGTGGGGGGCGCGTAGCGGTGATCCACCCAGACCTTCCAGAGGCCCGCAAAAATCAAATCCTCGCCGAATTATGAACGAAATTCACGATTTTATTGACGGGGAAAAAAAGGTGGGCGGATTAAATTTTCGCCCCTACACAATTGGTAGCAAAGCCGCCTGCGAACAGATGCGGCTCACCATGTTTACGGATGGCACATCGCCGGAAAATGATGGCGAGTCCGAGCGACAATTGATTGCCTTTGCATGGATTCAATCGCAACCGCTTAAAGAAGTCATTGCAGCGCTCCGCAATGGCACCGCAAATGTCTGTGCAGAGGAATTTGGGTGGACAGTGCCAGTCAATTCTTTGCCAGCTATTATTGCCGAAATTAACCGCATTGCTGCCGCATCAACAGCGGCAGCGGTAGAGGTTGCCCCTAAACCCGGAAGCGGAAAGGATAACGCGCCGGGAAACTTCATAGGCCAGGGCAGCTAGAATCTCTAGTCTATGCGCTGGCCGAGCATTACCATTTTACCGAGTATTTCATTTTGTGGGAACTTCCTTATCAACGGGCATTGCGATACATCCACGCTTCTCTTTGGGCAAATGGAGCGTGGACGGTGCGCGCAAAAGTTACCCCGGTAGCGGAGTACAACGCATTGCTGGCGGTAGCACTGGAGGCGCAAGCGGACGATGAAGAATGAGGTTGAAGTGATTGGGGGGGATGGGTTCTACCGCTCGCTCGATATGATGGTTGTAACTTCAAAACGCACCGCAATTGAAGTCATCAACGAAAATTTTAAAGGGACGGTTCGCAATCTCTTGGCATTGACCCCACCAATGGGAGGGGCTGAGAATTCGGCTTCATTTAAATTTAACGCCAAGGGTCAAAAAACGGGGGCTGTAGATTTTGCAGCGGGCTTGGCAAAAGGACGTGCTTGTATTCTTGCTGACATAAAAAAGGCATTTCACCAAGTGGCAGACACAGACCATCGCGCGTTTGCAGACAAAGATGAAGCGTTGAGCTGGTACCTTAAGGCGCGAAACTCACGCAAGCGGATTCCAGGACGCCCGCAGCGAGCCGCGACCAATAAAGAGGTGGACTTTGTCTTGCGCGAAATACAAAAGCGGCAAGGATCGTTTCCGGCGGGCTGGAGTAAAGCCGCCGCCTACTTTGGCATTTCGCTTCCAAAATGGATTTCCCGTTGGGGCGGAGTGCGATCGCGAATGGATGTTGAAGTGAGCCAATGGGGGTATTACTTGACTGCCACGAACATCACATCACATCGTGAGGGGGTAAAAATTCAAAGCATTGCCGATGCCGCGATTGGGATGCAGGCAAACAACATGGCCCGTCAGATTGAGCATTACGCAAAAGAAAAAGCAAAAAGCGCAGGCTTTATAACTTAATTTTATGGCCGACATCAAAATCAAATTGGGTATCGACGCGGCTGGATTACAGCAGGGGAGCGCTACGGCTAAAAAAGCAGTTGCAGACTTGGTGACAAGTTCCAATAAAAAAGGGCTGTTTCAAAATCTCAAAGCTGATATTTCAAAAATCGGCGGGCAAATGGGTGGAATTACCAGCGCCCTGACTAGTGGTAATTTGATTGGAGCAGCCGCCGGAATTGAAGGCATGGTCGCAGGCATGGGGGCGATGGCAATCCCGCTTGCTGGAGCTGTGGCTGGCATTGCTGCCGTAACAGTGGCAGCCAATGGCATGTGGGGCGCCATGAGTCGCAGCAAAGAACTTGTCATGGTTGCCGAAAACTTTGGGACATCGGTGCAAACACTGATGTCTGTCCAAAATGCGTTTGAAAAAGTCGGGTTATCTGCGCAGGACGCCGAATCGTCGTATGCAAAACTTGCGACTAAAATTGAACAGGCGCAAACAGGACAAGGCAAAGCTGCCGAATATTTTAAAACGCTCGGCATTGATCCCAATCAGTTGGGGGCGATGACGGATCAAATGCAACAGCTTCGCATGGTCGGTGAAGCAATTTCCAAAATGGGAACTGGATCGGAAAAGGCTGCAACATCCAAATTTCTTTTAGGTGGAGCCAGGCAGGCAACAGCATTGGCGCCCGAACAGCAGGCTCGAAGCGCTAAAGCCACCGCCTCAATTGGCGATCTTTTTTCTCAATATGGCGATGTTTTTATGCAGTTCCAGGGGCAGATTCGCAAACTGTTTGCTTCTGTTGCCGACTTCTGGGCGGGGGCAGCCTCCCAGGTAATCCCTGAACTGACGGCTTTTGTTGATGGCATTGAAAAGCTTGACCTTGTTGGCGCCGGAAAAGCTTTTGGCGCATGGGTTCGCAGTTTGATGGATGAT